TTTAAGAAACTTAGAAACTCTACAACTGCAAAGAAAGTTATGAAGAAGAAAAGAAAGTCTGTGTAATGTACTTATCAACAAACTTTTCATTAGAAGAGATGTGCAAAAGTAGCACAGCTTTACGCAAGAACATAAACAACTCACCAAATGATGAGCAAGTCAAATGTATGATTGATCTGTGTGAAAATATCTTGCAACCTATTCGTGATGAGTTTGGGCCTTTTATTGTATCAAGTGGATATAGAAGTGTAGCTTTGTGTGAAGCCATAAATTCAAAAGCTACCAGTCAGCATGCCAAGGGGCAAGCAGCAGACTTTGAAGTACCTGGTGTTGATAACTATGAACTTGCATTATGGATTGCTGATAACCTGCCATACGATCAGTTGATCTTAGAATATTATTCTGGTGGCAATAGTGGATGGATTCATTGCAGCTATGTGCCAAACGGAAGAAAGCAGAAACTTACTATAGACAACTTTCATGGTACAAGAATAGGGTTGATAGATGGTAGCTAAAAAATATCAGAATCCCAAAGGTGGTTTAAATGAAGCTGGTCGTAAGTTTTTTAAGAGAACAACAGGCGCTAACTTAAAAAGACCTATCAAGTCTGGAGACAATCCAAGGAGAGGACAGTTTCTTGTAAGGATGGGAAGCGCAAGAGGGCCAGACTATGATTCCAAAGGCAAACCAACAAGAAAATTATTATCGCTTCGTCAATGGGGAGCAAGTAGTTCTGCTGATGCTAGAAAAAAGGGAAGGGCAATACTGAAAAGAAACAAGGCCAAAAAGAAAAAAACATAATGGAGATTTTATGCTCATAAAAATATTAATACAAAAAATTAAAAACTTACTTAATTGGTTGATAAATAAATTTAGAAAAGTAAACTCTAATAGCGTACAATTCAAACTTAAACAAATGGAAAAGGAGAGAGATATGCCAGGAATGACAAAGAAAGGCAAAGGCAAGTCAGCTAAGATGAAGAAGCAAGCTGCAACTGCCATTGCCATGAAAAAAGCTGGTAAGAAACCAAAGAAGAGAATGAAATACTAAAAAGGTATCTCGTCATCCTCATCTGATTTCTTTTCTTTTTTGCTTTCGAGCGCTTCTGCAATAGATTTCATTGCTGGTTGTGATACTTGATCTGATACTTTATCAAACTTTACACCTTCATATGGATCTATAATTTCAGAGATCGAAACAGATTGTGAATTGTCTGGATTATTAAATATTGATATTTGATACTTTTTATCTTTGCTAAGTAAAATATCTCCTGGAACACCATCAACATAAGGTGTCCAACCATTGTTTCCTGCAACAACTTTACCACCTTGATTTTTCCAAATAGTCATGGTTGCTACTTTTTTATATTGTTTCATTTTGCCCTCTCTATATAAAATTTAAGTTCTTTTTCAATTCTAAAAAACTCTTCTGTTAATTTTTCAACATGTTTTTTATCCATAGTTTTGAAGTGAGTGTCGTTACATTCTACAAAGTAAGCAACTAACTCTTCATGTTGTAGTTGCTCTTTGTTTTCTTTGTATTGCTTTCTTTGAATCATCTGAATGTGTTTGTTAATCTTATCAAACATTTTATCGCTACTCATTGGTACAGGAGAAGAGGTGTTGGAAGTGCTGCTCTCCTCCTGTTCTTTTACCTCTTGTTCTGAGGTATTCTCAATATTTCTTTCAGCTTGTCGTTTTAATTGTTGCTGTACTTGGTCATCAATTTCTGTGTCAGTATATACATCTCCATGAAAACCAAGAAGTTTAAGTATAACTCTATCTTTTGCTCTCTTCTCAGCCATTGCATAAGGATATGCGTTTTTATTGTTGCTTGGTGTTGCTTCACCAAAACTCCACTCTGTAATACCACCACAATGTCCTGTAACAAGCATCACAACTTCTTTTTGCCCAACATCTTGATGAATTATCTCTGGCTTATCAAACTTTACTTTTTTATATCCAGCAAGTTTTTCTGCTGCTTTATGATACATCACCCAAGTACCATGACAATCCCATCCAGCTTGGTGCGTAGATAAACCAACTTCAGCTAACAGATCAAGCACTTTTTTTGGCACATTTGTTTTAGCCATGTTTACCACCAGACACAAGTCTTACCAAAGCAAGAGCATCTTGTAGTTTGTTCTTTGTGCTATGCAGTTTCTGTATTTCACTATCTATTTTATCTAATTCAAACCTAAGATTATCAATCCTCTGTTCTATTTCATGCTCGTTCACATGTAAGTTTTGTTGTTTGTTATCCATTTTATTTTTCCTTATATTGTTAAAATTCTTTTATTGCTTTTTTCAAAAATGCTGCAACTTCATTTTGCCCATCTCGTTCTGCTCTTCTTCTCATGACAGATATTGCCCAACCTTTAGTGTTTCTAGTTAGAGATGAATCATTTTTAAGTCTATCAATCCAAGCACAAGCATTTTTCATACTTTTTCTCGCATTTGCATCTATTGTATAGGTCATATTATACTCCTAATATTCCTTGTTGCTTTTCTTCTTCTGTCAAATCCTCATCTAAATCATAAAATCGTTTAGACATCATATATTCTTGCCTAGAGCCTGATCTGCCTTTTGCAAAGGTCTTACACCTAGTTATAAGTTTCTTGCTCTCTAGGCTCTTAAATCGAGCAGTAACAGATGAATAAGGATAGTTGCTAAGTTTTTCTAGTACATCATCTTGTATGCAACCAGATGTTCCAAAGTCATCTATTGTTTTGTAGACAAGCGCTTCCATCTTGCCTAGTGGTACAGTATATGCAGCTTCAATACTTGTTTCGCTTGCATCTCTTCTGTGTAGTGTGTGTCTTTCTGTCATTTAATACTCCATAGTTGTTGAGATAGTTTATATATATCTGGCCCATACCTGTTTAGTATTTCTGCTCCATCAAGTTTAGTTCTTTCAACAATATGTTTCCAACTGCCTTGACTATCCTTGAGTTTGTTTTGCAGCACTAACCAGCTACGCACCATGTCATCATAAGCAACTTGCAAGTAATCATCTTGTAGTTGCTCACAATTTGTTTCATCAATGATATGATAATCTTTTGCACTTACACAAAGCAAGGCAGGTTTCTGTCCTGTTGCTTTCCAATAAACTGCTTGTTGTCTTATCCATGCAGGAGATGGCTCTGTCTTAGGTTTTGGTGCTGAGTAAGTAAATGTGCCATCTTTCTTTGTAGGATTTTTTCTTGGCACTTGGCACTTCAAGTCTATCTGCTTACCACCACCAGAATAATCTTGGTAAAATAATATTGGTACATCAATCAATGGCTCATTGTATCTTTGTGCAAACTCTCCCTCGATAGCATTGACATTCTGAAAATATTGCTTCAATCCCTCTGCTGCACACTTAACCATATCGGGCAAGAAGTCTTGGAAGCTATCGTAGGCTGATTGGTCTTTTCCGTTATCCCAAGTCCTCGGTGTGTATACTTGATATTCTGTCAAGGCTTCTCTAATAGCCTGGTTTATCTCAAGACCTTCTTGTTGTCCTTGTTCCTGTGAATAATCATGCAAACCTAAATGATGATCTAATCCTTTTTGCACCATACGACCAAGCATCATTGGTGCTGCATCTGGATAGTTTATGCTATGCTCTTTTCTAAGATATAGCTTAAGTATCGCTTGATCTTCTGGCAAGTTTCCATTGCTTGCTGATTCATGCAAACTCCCAAAAGTTCTCCTGTAAATTGGTATTGTCATTAGCACCTCCAAATATATTATTATATTGTTCTTTACATTATGTCAAGCATGTGGTAAAAAAAATTATGTTATTAAAAGATTATTTAAAAACCAAAAAGATTTCACAATATAGATTTGCCAAGATGTGTGGCATGAATGAGTCTACTATCTCTCTATTATTGCAAGGCAAAAGGTTTCCTCGACCAGAGACTATGAACAAGATTGAGTTAGCTACTGATGGAGAAGTTAAGGCTAATGACTTTATGAAACAAGCACAACTTAATATGGTAGGCAAATGAAATGGTCATGCGTTTACTTGACTTGTTTAGTGGAATTGGTGGCTTCAGTTACGCAGCAGAGAAACTTGTTGGTGGCTATGAAACTGTTGCCTTTTGTGAACAGGATGAGTTTTGTCAACAAGTGTTGCGCAAGCATTGGAAAGATGTTCCTATTTATGATGATGTTAGGACAATAGATGCAACTAGACTTGGAACAATTGATATCGTTGCAGGAGGATTTCCCTGCCAGGCAGTCAGCCAAGCTGGACTACAAAAAGCAACAGAAGATGATCGGTGGCTCTGGGATGAAATGCTTAGAATTATACAAGATTGTAAACCGAGATGGGTCATTGGAGAAAATGTTGTCGGTCTTATTAACATCAACCAAGGGATTTTATTCGAACAAGTGCAAACTGATTTGGAAAAAGAGGGTTACTCCGTACAATCGGTTGTTATTCCAGCTGCAAGTAAAAATGCTCCACACAGACGAGACAGAGTATGGATTATTGCACACTCCAACATCAACAGCCAATCAAATGAGTCCGTCAATGAAAAGTGGTTGGGAGATGTTTCCAACACCAACAACACAAGAAATAGAACATGCAGAACTAACATTGACAAAAAACAACAGACGATTGAGCAAGGATGGAAAGAGCAGTCACTCTTTGAACCTAGCAGACACGATGAAACTATGGCCGACTCCGAGAACGACAGGGGGAAGCAGACCAAATGGCAAGGGAGGAAAGGTTTTAGAGGAAGAAGTGAAAATATCTGTAGGTCTAAGACAGAGAGGGAAGAAGTTATCGCAACAGATGTTCCCAACACCAAACGCATGGGATGGACAGAGAGGGCCAAGATCAGAGAAGCATCTCAGAGAAAAGGATGGGCAGATAAGTCTAGTAACAGCAGTAGCACAGTTACAGAGACAGAAGATGCTACCAACTCCAACGACAAGAGACTACAAGGATTCAGGCAACATAAGCAATTGGAAAGAGAACAGAGAGAGGATGAGTTTGCCAAGAGCAGTACACCAACAACAGAACACAGGGCAACTCAATGCAGAATGGGTTACATGGCTAATGGGATATCCGAAGCATTATCTGGACATTTCTCCGAAGAGCCAAAAGACATCCCAAGAGTTGCCACAAACCAAAAAGACAGAACGAAAAAGCTAAAGGCACTCGGTAATAGTATTGTGCCACAGGTTGTTGCAGAGTTATTTTATGCGATAAGGGTAGCTGAGTATGGCGAATAGCAGAGACAAAGGCGCTGGTTTTGAGAGAAAGATTTGCTCTCTCATCAAAGATGCTCTTGGTTATGATGCAAAAAGAAACTTAGACCAGTATCAAGTTGGTGGTGCAGATATAGAGATTCCAGGTTGGTCAATCGAGTGTAAGGCTTATCAAAAAGGCACAACTTACAAGCCAAGCTGGTGGCAGCAATGTGTTGACAATGCTGGAGATAGACAACCAGTTTTAATTTATAAGTTTAACAATCATCCTATCAAATGTGTTATAAGGCTTGATGTATTGGATTCTGCTTTCTCCTCGAACAAAGATTTGGTTTGTGAAGTTGATATTGATACTTGGTTTTTTATTGTTAGGGAAAAGATATGAGTTTTGTTTTACCTAATGAAAAGATACAAATAAGTTTTAGTGGTGGCAGAACAAGTGGTTACATGCTTCATAAAATACTTGAAGATAACAATGGATTGCCAAGCAATGCTAAAGTTATCTTTACCAATACAGGCAGAGAGATGGAGCAGACTTTAGACTTTGTGCAAGAGTGCAGCAATAGATGGAATGTTAATATTGTATGGCTTGAGTATGACATTGTAGAGACAAAGAATAGTTTTAAGATTGTAAATCACAACTCAGCAAGTAGAGATGGCAAACCGTTTGAATTATTGATAGATCGTTATGGCAGATTGCCCAACGCTTTGCAAAGGTTTTGCACAGGTGTTTTAAAGTTACAAACTGCTGCTAAGTATCTAAAAACTTTTGATTGGAAGTATTGGCATAATGCTTTGGGCATAAGGTCAGATGAAGCGCACAGAACAAAAGAAGGTTTAATCAATGGTTGGTATTATGGTTACTATCCTCTTGTTGATAATAACATAACTTTAGATGACATAAATCTGTTTTGGAATAAACAATCTTTTGATTTAAATTTACCTGTTGTCAAAGGCAAGTCGCTGAAAGGTAATTGTGATTGCTGCTTTCTCAAATCTGAGCATATCTTAGCTATGATGTTTAAAGAACATCCAGAGAAGGCGAAGTGGTGGATAGATATGGAAAAGAAATATAACAAAAAGTTTAACAGAGATCGTGGCCTTATACAGTTCAATGATAACATAAGCAGACAACAAGATTGGGTATTCGATCAACAAGGTTATTTTTGTCAAGCTGATGGTGGGGAGTGTACAGGATGAAAAGAGATTGGTATTTAAAAAGAGCAGCAGATTTAATTAATGGAGATAGGGCAAAAGATTATGGTGATGCGTATGATAATCACCAAAGAGTTGCAACAATGTGGTCAGCTATTCTTGGCATAAAAGTATCAGTTCGCATGGTGTATCTTTGTTTGATTGCTCTTAAAATTTCTCGATTAGTCAAAAGTCCAGATCATGTGGATAGCTGGGCAGATATTTGTGGTTATGGTGCGCTTGGTGGAGAAGATAAAAAAGATTGATTTTTGTTTCTCTCTCTTCTAAGTTATAGCTTGAGTAAGATTCTGTTATCTAACTCTATGTTGTTAAGATGAGAAGATGGGAGGGAGTTTTCCCTCTCATTTTTTTCGCTCTTTCTCTATTACAATTTTACACATAGGGCATTGAAAAACATTCATTAACTCTGTTTTAACCAAATTTATTTTGCACCTCTCACAAACAATAAAATTATTTTCTTGGTGATTTTCACTTTCCATGATACTCTCTCTCTACTATGCTACGCAGCATATATACTATAATAGTTTATATACTAAGCATAGTATCTATTACAGTAATATTTATATATAAAAATATATATTAGTTTATATACTATAATAGTTTATATACTATGCTTAGTATGCAATGCTTAGTATGTAACACTATGCTGCTTTCTCTTTTAATTGCTTTTCAATTTTACTTGTTATAGCTGATAGTATTAAGTGTGTTGCATGATCTCCAGATGGTGAACAGTCATAACTTAATTCACAAA